CCATCTAAAGATATAGATCCGTTTAAAAGAATATTTAACTGGGTTACAGATATGTCTAATGAAAATAAAGAGTATTATGAAGTTATCAATACACCTATGGATAAAAGATCTAGAGATGTTTATACTAAATATAGAAAAGAGTTTGGTTATGCTACATCTGGTTCAGGTAAAGCTAGTAGAGATAATCTTTACGGTGGTGCTTTTAATGCTAGTATAAAATATACTGCTGAAGTAACAAGAGATTCTACCTTAATACATCAAATCAGTAGATTAATTATTAAGAACGGTAGGATAGATCATAGACCAGGTGAACACGATGATTCAGTTATAGCTTGGTTATTAGGTTATTGGTTCTTATCTAAAGCTAAGAATAAAAACTATTATGGATTAAATAATAATAGTGTATTATCTGCTGTTAATGCATTAATAGTAAAAGAACAAGGCGGTCATTCCGCTATACAAGATAGAGAAGAGAAATTGTATATTAAGAATAAGATATCTAGTCTTATGAAACAATTAGAATCTGATCTACCTGCTTATAAGAAGAAAGTTATAATAAATCTTATACATAAACTAAATAGTGAGTTAGGAGATGAAGCTAACCATGATCTTAATATAGATAATCTATTAGAAGATGTAGGTAAAGTTAAACCTGATGCTATAGAAAGTAGAGAACTTAAACCATTTAGTTTAAGTCATAGTTTTAGTAATAGAAGAATATACGCAGCATAAATATCATATACTATACCTATTAGGTATAGTATATGTGTTAATTGTTTTTTAATCTTTCTTCTTCGATATATCTTGTAACATCATCAAGGAGTTTATACATAGTTGGAGTATCATGCATTATATTACAATATTCTAAAGAGTTAACTCTTCCAAAGAAAAGATTAATGTTTTGAAGCATAAATACTTCTTGTGGTATGTTCTCTACTTCTAGTAATTCTCTAGAAGTTGTATCTTTACTTACATTAGCTGCTGTACCGTCACTTGGATAGCCCGACACCTGCATATGTTGGTACTACAGTTAAAAATATAATAAGTAAAGATAAATAATTTCATATTTAGAGGATATTTAAATATCCTCTATTTTATAAATACTAGATAAAAGATCTTCTGTATTTATTTTCTTTTTTATAGTTCTCTTGGTAGTATTTAAGACTTTTGTTGCTTCTGAAATAGATTCAAAAATATGTTCTTTTCCATTTATAGTATTAACAGCTTTTATCATTCTATTATTAGTACTAGGTCTATAATTAAAATCAATACTACTCCACGGTTCATTTGTTTTAACTCTAAAAACCCAGTCACCCAATGGTTTGATATCATTCTTTGCTCTTATCCGCCTACCAATACTAGCACTCTGAATTCCTGTTTGTCTAGATAGTTCTTCCATAGATAAATTTTCAATAATACTTCCATTAATAATGTTTTTAGCTTGGTAAGTATTATTTTGTTTTTTACTATTTAAAAGTATACATTCTAATTCATAATCTTTATTAACT